GTTTCTGGTGGGTTCAGAACGTATAAATGGACATCTTCGGGCAGCATCACATTCTAAAGAACCGCGCCAATGGCAAATGACAAAGCATCAGTTGTTGGTGGTCAAATCCGTCTAGGCCGCGATCCGGCTAACGGCGAACTGCTCATTGGCGATGGTTCTGGTTTCACGCTCGGATCACTAACCGCTGGCACCAACGTCACAATCACTAGCCCTTCTCCGGGTGAGATTGAGATTTCGGCTACTGGCGGGGGTGGTGGCGCTGGCCCGACAGGACCAACTGGTGCTGTTGGACCCACGGGACCTGCTGGTGGCGGCGGCGGTGGTGCAACAGGACCTACTGGCCCTACGGGTCCGGCTGGAACCGGAGCAACGGGGCCGACTGGTCCTACAGGCTCTATCGGTCCGACTGGTCCGGGTGTGGGTGCAACTGGTCCGACAGGTCCTACAGGCCCGTCTGGTGCTGGTCCCACTGGCCCAACCGGCACTAGCGGCCCGACTGGACCCACTGGAATTGCTGGTCCAACGGGACCCGGTGTTGGCGCAACTGGTCCCACAGGCCCAACAGGTGCAACCGGCGCTGGCGGCACGGGGCCTACAGGTCCTACGGGGGCTAATGGTGTTGATGGTCCGACTGGCCCGATTGGCGCAACTGGTCCGGCTGGCGGTGGTCCAACGGGTCCGACGGGTCCCGCGTCTACGGTAGCGGGCCCGACTGGTCCTACGGGAAGTTCTGGCACTGCTGGTGCCGTTGGCCCAACTGGGCCGACAGGCGCATCAGGCTGATTATGGGGCTGTCGGTAACGGCTCAACAGATGACACGTCTGCCTTCCAGTCTGCAATCAACTCTCTCGGCGCTGCTGGCGGCACAGTTATCATCCCTGACGGGTTCCGGTGCCGAATCGCTTCCAATCTGACGGTGAAGCCAAATGTGACCCTGAAGGGTCCGTTTAAGTACGTGGGCACCCCCGGCAACAACTCTTCTACGCCCTATGGCAGCGTGTCCGCTATTCTTCTGAGTTCTAGCGCCACCATTGAGCTTCAAGGCGGCGCTGGCATTGATGGCTGTCTCATCTACCGTTATGGCATGTCATTCCCGGAAAGTAGTTCTTCTGGGTTCTCTGGCACGGCCATTCAAGTTAGCTCATATGACGATGCGTTTGTCACAGGTTCTATGATACTTGGCTTCAATCAGGCCATTTACTCCACCAACTCTCAGAGAATCAGAGTGGTGGATGTCTATATTGACTGTAACAACGGTGTGTGGATTGACCAGTGCGCAGACATCTCGCGTCTGGCGCGGGTGCATTGCTGGCCGTTTGTCACCATTGCGGGCGGGGGCGGAACGTCGCGTCTTCAGAGAAGTGGCAACGCTTTTTACTTCACCAACCTCAATGATTGGGGCAAGGTAGTTGACTGCTTCAGCTACGGGTATTTTAGAGGCTATCACGTAAATGGACCTGATGAGATGTCCTTCATCGAGTGTGGTGCTGACAATACACCCGGAGCTTATTCAGGTTCTATTGGGTTCCTTGTCACTGGCAGCAGCACCAATACGACATTGGTTGGCTGTCAAACCGCAGCGCAACAAAACGGATATTACTTTTCAACGTCTGGCAGCAGCCGCATGATTCACTGCGATGCTTGGGGCTGCACAGACAATGGGATTGTTGTCTCCGCTGGCGATGTAGCTATTATGGGTGGTGGCATCCGTTATGTGGGGCCATACGGTCCCGCGACAGGATTGGCTCGTGTAGGTGGAAACGCATATGTGTGGGGTGTTGGGTTCCAGACAGGCGGAACCATGACGCCGACTTCGGGCACTATTACTACTATGCCTGCGACTTATACATTCTAAACCGGCACTAAGGGGGTCACATGCCGTTCAGTTCTCAATCTGGCAAGGCCAGCATTAAGTGGGTTATGTCCAAAATTCCGCAGCCTGAAACTGCGTTGGACATTGGCGTTGGCGAGGGCACTTACGCCAAGCTATTCCCTAAACTAAAATGGACAGGGGTTGAGATTTGGGAGCCATACGTCGAGAAGTATGGCCTTAATAAGCTGTATCCTGACCTGCATATTTCGGATGCCAGAACGTGGGACACAGATCAGCGCTTTGACGTATGTTTCCTTGGCGATGTTCTTGAGCATATGGAGAAGGACGAGGCACAGGCTCTTGTCCGCCGCGCCAAGCGTTGGGCTGCGACTGTCATCATCAGCATCCCTATTGGCAAGTATCCGCAGGGCGAGTTTGAGGGCAACCCCCACGAGGCCCATGTCACTGACAATTGGTCTGACGCCGACGTTAAACTGTGCTTTGGCAAGCCTACGTGGTCTTATATTGACGGTGAGATCGGCGTGTATGTTTACTCGCCGTTTGAGATTAAGCTAACCTACTGCGTCTACGCCATCAGCAAGAATGAGGAACAATTTGTTCGCCGGTTCTGCGAGTCTGCCAAAGAGGCTGATCTTGTCCTCATTGCTGACACTGGAAGCACTGATAGGACGGCTGATCTATCCCGTGAGTGCGGCGCAAAGGTCCACGATATTTACGTCAACCCTTGGCGCTTTGACATCGCTCGCAATGCTGCTCTTGCTCTTATTCCCCGGTCTATTGATATTTGCATATCGCTGGATTTGGACGAGGTTTTAGAGCCGGGCTGGAAAGACAAGATTGAGCGTGTCTGGGTCCCCGGTAAGACTACGAACCTGTGGTACTACTTTGACTGGGGCCACAACATCCGGTTCCCCTATCGCAAAATCCACAGCCGTCACGGCTACCACTGGCACCACCCCTGCCATGAGGATTTGCGGATTGATGGTCGTGTGGAGCATGTCACGGCATGGTGCCCGCACCTTCTTGTGTCCCATCACCCGGACCCGACCAAGAGCCGGGGCCAGTACATGGAAATGCTGGAAGTGGCGGTCAAAGAGGACGCAACCGACCCGCATCACTATTTCTATTATGCCCGCGAGCTAACCTTCTACCGCCGCTGGGAGGAAGCCAAGAAGGCGTTGACAACGTATCTGGGCATGAACGCCGCCAGCAATCAAAACGAGCGGTGTTACGCCATGCGACTCATGGGTAAGTCCTACGCTGAGACTGGCGACATAGTGCAGGCTGAGAAGTGGTATTACATGGCCGCTGGCGAGGCTCCCAATACCCGCGAGCCGTGGTGCGAGCTTGCCATGCTCATGTATCGCCAGAGCCGTTGGGAGGAGTGCTTTGCCGCCTCCATGCGTGCGCTGAAGATCAAGGATAAGCAGCTTGTCTATACCTGTGACCCGGCGGTTTGGGGCTACTGGGCGCACGATCTTGCCAGCATCTCTGCTTGGCGGCTTGGGCTGAAAGATATTGCTCTTGAGCAGGCAAAAATTGCGGCTGAGATAGAGCCTAACGACTTACGTTTGAGACAAAATTTAGAGTATATTCTCAACGCAATTCAGGCGCAGGGGGAGAAAGCGGCATGAAACGGTGGACCCCCAGTCCCTCATAAACTTGGCTGTAGGAATAATCCTTACTGGTCTTGGCTGGTTTGGGCGGCAACTTTGGGATGCCGTCAAAGACTTGCGTAAAGACCTGCATAAGATTGAGTCGGAACTCCCGCGCGTTTACGTCGCCAAGGAGGAGTTTCGGCATGACCTACAAGAAATCAAAACTATTTGCAGCGAGATATTCCGCAAAATAGACGACCTCCGTGACAGAAAGGCAGACAAATAATGCCTACCGCAGAGGAAAAGCAGGCTAAAATAGCCGAAGACATGGCTGCAAGCGCCAGTAAGGGGGCCTTGGTAGAAAAGGTCGTCTTTGCTGGCGTGCCGATTCTATTCTCTTGCGTCGTCTATCTCATGAACAGTCTATCAACGGCTAACTCTGAGATTATACAACTCAAGTCAAAGATTGCCGTGGTCGTAAACTCTGAGAACAAGGCGATTCCGCCGCAGGGCACGACCATTGATATGGCCCTGATCCGCGAACAGTTAAATGACAAAATTGACAAGGTGGAGCGAGACGCCGCTCTAGCCCGCGCCAACATGACGCTTGACCGCGAGAAGTCTATGGCTGCGATTGAAAAGAGCCGCCTAGAAATGACCGCAGATGCCGCTCAGGCGCGTTCTGCCATTCGGTCTGAGGCAGCTATAGCGCGCGCTGATCTTGAAAGAAAAATTGCTCTGCTTGAGCGTGAAATCCAAGCCCTCAAACAAGGGAAGTAAGCCATGAGAATGTCCGCAGAGGGCCTCGCCCTTGTTAAAGAATTTGAGGGCCTGCGTCTGAAGGCATACAAGTGCCCGGCGGCTGTCTGGACTATTGGCTACGGCCACACCTCTGCGGCTGGGTCTCCAGACGTTAACCCCGGCATGGAAATCACTAAAGACGAGGCTGAGGAAATCCTCAAGCGTGACATGGTGCAGTATGAGGCTGGTGTTGAGAAGCTCGTCAAAGTTGAGCTTACGCAGGGCCAGTTTGATGCGCTGGTGGACTTTGCCTACAACGCCGGTGTCGGCGCGCTTGCTAAATCCACGCTGCTGAAGAAGGTCAACGCTGAGAAGTTTGATGAAGTTCCCGCCGAATTTATGAAATGGACCCGTGGCGGCGGCAAAGAACTTCCGGGCTTGGTTCGCCGCCGTCGCGCAGAAGTAAAACTCTGGCGCGGTTTGGACACCGAGAAGCCCATTCCGGTAGAAGAAGCTCGTATGGAACCGGATTCTCCGGCACCCAAGAAAAGCATCGTGCAGTCCAAAGAGGCCAATGGCGCTGTCATTGCGGGCGGCGCGGGCGCGATTGCTGTGGTTCAGGAAGTCATGCCTATCGTGAAAGAGGGCGGCGACATCCTGTCTGCGATGAGTACGACAGCTATCGTATGCCTCGTCATTGTTGTGGCTGCGGGCGCGATTTGGTATTTCCGCAAGCAGAGGCTTGACGAGGAGGGGGCATGATCGGGTTTCTGTTCTCGCCCATCGGGCGTTTTGTGTCAGCCGTTGGCGGGGTCCTCCTCGCCATCGCCGCTGTTTATGGCAAAGGCCGGAGAGACGCCCGGCAAAAGCTGGAGGCCGAAGCCAATGCTGATGCTCTTGCACGTACGCAGTCTGC